TATCATTAAATGACAATATAAATTTACCTGCATTGCTAGTTCCAGTAAACTTGTTTTGTATTTTTCTTTCTATTAAAGTTCTTTCTTCTTCTGGAGGGACCCCATTATTCATATTGATTAAAAGGGTAGGAGCCATACCATTTAAAATGTTATTCATGTGAAAATTTGATATTTCTGATTCTATTTCAGCATATTGTAACCCCCCTGTATAAGCTGGTGGACTATAATAATAGTAACCTGCTTTATATGGCTTTATAAATAATATTTCAATAGGTTCTTTAGACTTACCAAAAGCAGCTATTCTTTTAAGTTCATCACTTGTTTTATATTCTGCCCAATTAGGATGGTAATAGTAAGCTTCTATATCCCCTTGATCAGATGATTTTTCTGCTCTTAGTGTTTCTACTGGTATATGTTCAACTTGTACTATCTTTTTTCTTCCTTTACCATAAATAACTTGAATTGCAGCCCCACCCATTAAGTAATAATCATAAATTACTTTTCTAACTACATCTTCTTTTAGTAAACTAATCATTTGGGCATACTCATTAGGTTTGCTAGAACTATCTAGAGCATCTAATCCTTTACCAAATATCATTTCACTTATACCATTAATACAGGCATGATTAGTTGGAGATCCATTGTATTGATCTATTAGGTACTGATAGTATAAGTTATCCTCACCATACATTATAAAATCCTTTCTAGGATCTTCTACTATTTTTGGTGATGTATAAGATGCTAATTCTACTACCCTTATATCCCCTTGCACTTTGTTTCTTCTATGTTGTCTGCTCATAATTATGCATTATATACTTTATAGGTATTATCCCCTGATTGACTTTTCTTATATATTCCTTCATTAATATTATAATATTCTTGAGATCTTTGTGATATTGTCTGATCTGTACAAAATATTCTATCAGTATAAATAACTTGAGTTACAGGCTCTCTAACATCATTCCATTTACCTGATGTAACTTCCCATTCTTCTTGAGCAGTGGACCATGAAGCACCAACTGGTGTTAAGGCCTCTTCCCAATTTATACCTACAAGATTCCAATTCTGACCTACTGTGTCCCAGTTAGATCCTAAAGATGTTATTTGAAGTCTATAAAACTTACCTTCTTTAAGATTTAATGCAACACTAATAGATCCTAAATTATTTAATTTAGAAATACCTACTAATTTAGTTTGATGTAAACCAGTTTCTTCATCAGTAACTTTTATGTTAGCTGATATAACAAACTTAGATGGAATAAATGTAAAAGTTTGTGCTGAACTAGCAGTATTTAGATATATCATACTTATATAATGCTATTTATTGTTTTTTTTATAAAGTGTAAAGTTTTTTGTAAAAAAAAAGAGGATCTAATAAGACAAGACCCTCTTTCACTTAGAAAAACACTTAACTATTATGATGTAGGAAAAGTATTAATTTGTGTTGAACTTGCTAAAGCAGTTACAACTGATCCAGTAACAAAAGCTGGTGGTGCTGTTTCTAATGCTTCAAATGTTAAATTGAATCCATTGAAATCTCCCATATTAGCCCCAACTGTAAAGTTACCAGTTGTAAGATCTGCTCCATTCACTCTACCAACTAATAAATAATTATCATCTGCATCAACCACTACTATGTGTGGTCTGGCTACAGCTAATAACTTAATTTCCTCACTTGTAGCTCTATCATAATATTGAAGTTGTAGTGTTAATGTTTGTGTATAAAAAGTAGTACCATTTTCTCTTGAAGAAGTAACTACTGTATCTAAGTTAGAAGTTCCCCTTACATCATAACTAAAGAAAGTAGGAGTTCCACTAAAAGCTGTTATTAATCCAGCTGATTCAGTGATAGTTCCTAATGTTCCAAAGTCTGCAAATAAAACTTCTTTAATAGATCCACTTTTATTTCTACAAGGTACTATTCTACCTGATGTTAAATTACAACTCATATTTTATTTATTTTAAAGTATTAGGGGCTTTTACACCCCTATATACTGATTATTAATTATTTATTAATTATGCCTGGTAAAGCACAATCTCTTCTGCAATCCCATATTGGATTCCATAAGCAAACCTAGAAACAAATCTAGCATTTCTGTCTCCTAATGTTTCTGAAGTGTCAATTACTCTCACCTCATTTAAATCTGAAAGGACATTAGTTCCAAAGTACAGGTTACTTGTCTGTGCTAAAGCCATAGTGTTTGTTGACATACCAGATGCTAAGAATAAAGGAATACCATCAAAAGTTAATGCTTGACCATTGTACCACATTTGACCTTTGTTTTCATATCCATTTGCTCCAACACCTAATGCATAACCACCTAATGCTCTAATGTAATTTTTCATTACATCTTTTGAAACATATAATTTTAGATCATCCTTACCATAAATAGTGTTAGGACAAAGATCTAAAGTAGCACCCATTTTGTCAATAACATTTGAAGCTGTAATTGCAACTGGATTAGCAACATCAACTATGTTAGCATCTGCAGCCCATAATGTTTCAAATCCATCTATTTCACCTGCATTTCCATTAGTTCCTGTCCATATATTAGTTTCCACTGAAGCTGCAATTTGATCAGCAAAGTGTGCAATAATAAAGTCAGAAAAAGAGTTAGGCATATTTGTAAATGCAGACACTCCTAATTCAGCAGATTCCCATGAATCTACAAATTGCTTAGTACAAAATTTAGTGTTTACTTGAAATTCTTCTGTTTGTAACACTCTTTCAGTTATAGCCACTGTTCCTTCATCTGTAAAGTCACAGGTACTGTTTTTTATTAATCCTGAAGCTGCTACTTTCTGTATTACACTTTTGTGTTTTACATTAGGCATAACAGTAATACCACCATTTTCTAAAGTTGTACCAGATAATAGTTGAGCAGCAATATATTTTTTTGCTGCCTCTCCTGCATAACTGGTAGTAATTGTAGGTTTTGACATTTTAAATTATTTTTAGATTATTTTTATTAACTTAATTTTCTCATTATTCTGTCTAGAGATGTTTCCATTCTAGATCCACTAAATTGGAATTCCACCTCTTTAGCTTTGTTTTCAGGACTATGCTTAACTGGCTCAACTGCTGGTTGTTCAGATAATTGAGTTTCTAGTTTTGCAATCTCCTCTTCTTTTGCCCCTATAACTTCTGATAGATTAGTTGTTAACTTTTCTACCATTTGTTTTAGTTCATTAAACTCCTCTTTTGTTGGGTAATCTGTAGCTAAATCTTCAGACTTGACATCTTCAGTAGATGCTTCCACCTCTGCTTCTTCTTCTACAACTTCTTCTGTAGCTTCAGATATACTGTCAATAATTCCTTCTTCTTTAACTACAACTGATCTCCCATCTTCAAGAGTGTACTCTCCAACTGGCATGGCTACCCTGTCCTCTTCAGTGACAATGAATACCTCTTTACCAGCTGAGAATTCTTCAGCCTCTATGACTGTTCCATTCTCTAAGTTCAAAGTTGCTAAAGATATTTCTTCAGCTTTAACTTCTACTTCCTTAGCCTCTTTTGACAACTCCATGCCTAAGATATTTTTAATTTTACTTAATGTATCAGTTGCTTTCATGCTTATATAATTATATTGATGTTAAAATTTATATTTTTGGGCTAACTTTCTGTCCTTCCAATACCTTGAGCCCATAAAGTTCCATCACAACAATCTGGATGGTAGGTATTGTCATCACACAAACACCCCCTAGTAGATCTAATAGGACTTGTATAAGAAGGTGTTGGGTTTTTTCTCTTTGGATATCTCATCTTCCTTGACCTCTATAGGCCTTTTTATAGTTTTTACTTGCCTTTAGTTTGCTAGTTTTAGTTTTTGAATGGACACCCTTTCTTCTTACTTTAGGTTTTTCAACCTTAGCAACACTAATTATTCTTCTTCTTGGCATTATTTTTTCTTCTTTTTCTTTTTATAATGTTTACCTGGCATAATTATCTTTTTATTGGAACACAGTTAGGAACTCTTTTTCCATTTTTTATTTTAAATCCATACATTTCATATCCTGCTTGACAAGGTTCTTTTAATTCATGTTGCTCACATGGCATAAACCATTCCTTTTCTTCTATAATATGTACATGGCTGCCTTGACAACCTAGATCAGTAGCAATCTCTTCAGCAATTTCTTTGGAAGAATATGCTAATCTACCATCAATTATTATGAAATCCTCATTAACTTCAATAGTTTCAAGCTCTAACTCCCCTAGCTGTCTAAGTTTGTTTCTGCTCCAACCTAAAGCAGCTAACCCACCCCATAGTAAGTATGATATATTAGCACATGCTTCACTATCATTCTCATTTTTTCTATATTGATCTTCTGCTCTTGATAAATAACTATACATTCTTTTAATTGTAGCTACTGTAATAT